GCTCGCGTCGATGTACTCCTCGAGCACCACGTCCACGTCCGCCTGCTGGGGCAGGAGCGTGGCCGGCTCGAAGAGGCCGTGGAAGCGGGCCTTCACCTGCCGCACGATGCAGAGCACACCGGGGAAAAGGTCACCGAAGATGAAGAGCACCCGGTGCGGCGCGTGCGCCAGCATGGTCCCCGCGTGCTCGGGGTAGAGGAGCGACTGGAGCCAGGTCACCCGCTGCTTGACCGGCCCCTTGAAGAAGCGGAGCCGGAAGACGATCTTCCGCGGCTCGCCGGACACGTACTGGTACCGCGGGTGGCTCATCCCTGGGATGCGGATGGCAGCGAACACCGTGGCCTTGTCGTCGACGACCTCGGGCGGGTTGTACTGGAACTCGAGGTCCCCGCCGCCGTCGACGTCGATGAGGTAGCCCTTGATTGGCGCGTCTTCCCAGCTCATTGCTGTGGCTCACAGAGTCTCGTAGTTCTTGACCTTCTCCTGGCGGATGTTGCGATACACCGCCTGCGCGACGGCGCGGCCGTCGAGCTTCGAGACAACGGTGATGTTCACCTCCACCGGCCGGTCGCCCAGCTCGTCGAGCTTGGTCAGCAGCGCGTCCATCGAGAACGGCTGCCCACCAGGACCCGAAGGCGCGCCCGGCGCGGGAGCGCCCGCCGTGACCCGCTCGGCCAGGATGCGTCTCTGCTCGATCTCGCGGTCGCGCACCACGGCAGGGAGCGGCTTCTCGGCAGACGCGGCCAGTGTCGCCGTGGGGCCGGCCAGACCAGGCGCAGGCATGAGGCCGGCTGCAAGGGTGGCGACGACGCCGGAGAGCGCGGCCGTCAGGCCCCCGAGCCAGCCCGTTCCGCCCTCGCCGCCAGCGGGTGCGGTCGCAGCCGCCTGGCCGCCGAGGAAGCTCCAACTCTTCGAGAACACCTTCGCCGGCAGGTCGGCGACGCGCTCCATGCCGCCCACCATCGTCTCGAGGAGGGCACGGCCGGCAGCCGACAGGTCCGAGAGCGGCCCTTCCTTGGCGTCCGAGAAGGGCAGCAGGCTCCGCACGAAGCCGAGAGCCTTCCTGGCCGCCTTGTAGGGCGCCGTGATGACGCTCTCCGCCCCTTTGGCCACGGTGGTGAGGACCGACTTGCCGGCCTCGTAGGCTGAGGACGTGACGGACTTGATGGTCTCCCATCCCGCCGATGCTGCTGACTTGATCCCCTCCCAGGCGCCCGATCCCTTCTGCTTGACCCAGTCCCAGGCGCTCGAGGCCGCCTCGCGGAGCCTGCTGAACGGGGCGCTGAGAACCTCCCACGCCGAGCCGGCCAACGACTTCATGCCCTCCCACGCCGAAGCCGCCGCGTCTCTGATCCCGGACCAGGCGGCCGAGGCCGCATCGCTGATCCATCCGAACGGCGCGGCCACGGCTGACCAGGCCGCCGAGCCGATGTCCTCGAGGCCTGACCAGACAGCGCCGCCGAGCCGAAGGATGCCGCGGAACACGGCGCCCATGATCTGAACGGGGAGCTTGGCGGTGGCAAGGATGCCTTTGCACAGGGCGGTGATGATGGCTCGGCCCGCATCGGTCAGACGCGACAGCGGGCCCTCCTGCGCGTCCGAGAAGGGCAGCAGTCGGGCGACCCAGCCGAAAGCCCTCCTGACGAGGCGGACCGGCCAAGTGATGACCGAGAGGATGCCTTTGCCGATGGCGAGCAGGATGCCCTTGCCGGCCTGGAAGAAGGTCCTGTCGCCGGCGAAGAAGCCGCGGACGCCGCGCCAGATTCCCGCCAGCGTCCGGACGATGGGCAGGTCGAGGATCGCCGAGACGACGAGGCCGCCAGCCCACTTCAGGAGCCCGGCCATCCGGGAGAACAGTCCCTGGAGGAACGCCCAGAACCCGATCGCCACGTCCCTCACCCATCGGAACGGCGTGGCGAGGTAGCCGAGGACGGCGCCGCCGATCCGTCTGAGGCCGCCGAGGATCGACATGTCGCCCGACAGCACCTGCCACAGGGTGTAGGCGATCTTCACGACGGCAGCGACGGCGTCGACGAGTTGTCGGAACGGCAGGGAGTACGTGTAGATGAACCTGCCCGCCGTCGCCGCCCCCTGGCCGATCGTGGTCGCCAGCCAGAGGATCGCCCGGACCGCGAAGGCGACGATGCGGATAAGCCAGGCCATGGGTTCGATGAAGGCCCGCAGGATGTAGGCGCCGCCCTGGGCGATGATGCCGAGGGCCGTCCCGACAGCCGCGCCGTACGAGCGGAACGCGGACCCGTCCGCTGCAGACGAGACCAGCCCCAGCGCCTCGAGGACGCTGAACAGCGCGCCGTAGAGTTCGCCATAGGCCGAGAGCAGTGCACGGACCGCCGGCTCGACGATGGCCGCTATCTTCTTGAACGCCGGCACGAAGGCCCGCCACAGGCCAGCCAGGTACTCCCGCACGCGGTAGGTGACCATGAACACCGTCTTCACGAACTCCCACAGCCCGAGCGCCTTGAGCTTCTCCGCCAGCTCGGCGCTGATCTGCCCCGTGCCGCCCGACAGCGAGGAGAGCAGCTGATAGACGCCCTGGAAGACGAGCTTGACCTTCGTGTAGAACCCCATCACGACGTCGCGGATGCCGGCGAAGTTGGTCCGCCACGCGCGGCGCAGCAGGTAGACCGCTGCCACGATGCCGACGACGATCAGCGTGATGGGCAGCAGCTTGGCGGCGATCACCGAAGCGACCGTCGCAATGCCGCCGCCGACGGCGACCAGGCCGACCTTGATGGCGGGGATGAGGAGCCCGATCCCGCCGACAGCGGCCATGACGCCGCCCACCGTGGTCAGGATCGCTCCCAGCGCCCCGACCAGGACAAGGACGGCCCTCGTCAGCCTCGGCGATGCCTTCGCCAGTCGCTGGAAGGTGAGGATCATGCGGGAGACACCGCGGAGGACCGGGTTCACCACGGGCAGGAGCACTTCGCCCAGGGTCTCGAACAGGTTGTGGAGCTGTTGGCCCACGAGCGCCATCTGCGAGCCGATGTCCATGTTCATCGCCTGCGCCATCTCGAGGGTCAGGCGCGTGCCCTGGCGCATGGCGGCGCTCATGTTGCGGATGTTGCCCGTGAGGTCGCCGATCTTGTCGTAGAAGAGGTCCACTACGGCGACGGCCTCGGCGCGGCCGAAGGCCTTCTGGATCTCCATCTTCTCCATGGCGTCGAGGGTGTCGCCGTAGCGCTCGCGCAGCTTCTTGAGGATAGCGACCATGCCGAGCAGGTTGTTGTTCTGGTCGACGAAGCCGAGGTTCAGCTCCTTCCCTGCCTCCGCGGCGGACTTCATGAAGGCGCGGTACTTCGTCCCCGCCTCGGCGCCCGACATGGTCGCCTGGAGCATGCCCAGGATCGACAACTGCTCCTTCAGAGGGATATTCGCCGTGGTGGCGCTGGCGCCAAGGCCGGAGATGGCTGCGGCCATGCCGGAGCCCGTGGTCTTGAAGGCCTGAACACTGGCCGCGATGCCGCCGGAGAACATCTCCCCGAACTCGAAGTCGCTCATCTTCGAGTACATTCGCCGGTAGATGCCGTAGCCCGTGGCGAACAGGCTCGTCATCTCGGCGACGGTTGCCTTGGTGGCCTTGGCGGTGAGCGCCGCGAGCTTGGTGTACTCCCCGACCGCCGCGTCGGTGAGCGAGGCGATCCCACTCTTGATGTCGTACGCCGCGGCGATGAACGCGGCCTTGCTCGTCCCGCCCCAGGCATTGGAAAAACCCTCGGCAGCCGCCGACAGGCTCTTGAGGTCCTTGACGCCCAGGGAGGCCATCTCGCCCAGGGCCTTCTGCGTGGCGACGGTCGAGGAGATCACGATGGCGGGGATGGCGAGCAGCGCGACGCCGGCCCCCACCATCATCATGCCCCGCTGGATGAGCTGCATGTTCCGCTGCATGCTCGTCGAGGAGGCCGCGACGGTGGCGTCGAGGCTCATCATGGCCGACTGGATGCGATGGGAGTTGCGCGTGAACATGTCCCGCATGCTCACCACGACTCCCAAGCCCATCTCGTGCATCATCGGGAACGCTTCTCCAGTTCCTTCTTCTCAAACTCCAGTTGCCGCTCCAGCGCCTCGACGAACTCCTGCCGACGACGCATGGGGAGCGCGAGGATGTCCTGATAGCTCCAGTGCAGGCCGCCGTAGGCGAGGAAGAAGGCGTCCCTCAGGAGGCGACTGACGGGAACAAAAAAACCGGCTCGCCCTCCAGGCGCGTCCGGATGCGCGCGCCGCAGGCGTCGCAGGGGACGTCCACCTGCGTGTCGATGCCGCCGTCCACGCGCAGCATCTCCTTGCGGAGCGCCGAGCGGTCGCCCATGGTCATCTCGTTGAGGAGCTTCTTCGAGGGCGGCTGGCCGTCGATCTCGACGATGCGGATCAACATCGCGGCGGTGAGGGTCGGTTCCTTCAGCGCGGCCAGGCGCTTCTCCTTGTGACCATCGAGGTAGGCGAACTTCACCGCCTTGCCCGACCCGGGGAGCGTGAACTCGAACTCTCGCTCCTCGCCGTAGGGGGTGGCCTCGAGGTCGTTCAGGTTGATCGTGACGTAGGTGAGCTCGCCGCAGCCGGGGTTGGGGCAGGTCAGCTCGAGGTCCGCCTCGTCGCCGAGGGAGATTTGGCGCAGGCGCACCAGGGCGAACAGCCGGTCGCCGGAGAGGAGGTCGAGGATGTCCTTCATCTTCGGCTCGTCGTTCTCGCCGAGGCGCTTCGTGCAGTTGAGCAGCACCTGGTTGATCCCCTCGCCTTTCTTCATCAGGCGACGGTTGGTCAGCAGGTCCTCCTCGACGCCCGTCATCTCGACGAGGTCTATCTCGACCCCTGAGGGCAGGGTGAACGTGTGCACTGGGTGACCTCCTTATGTCCAGTACTGGAAGCAAACCGTCAGCTTCTCGATGGTGTTCTCGGTGTTGCCGCCCTCGAGGTCGTCGTACTCGAGGACCTTGACCCAGGCCCCGTGGAGGGTCCAGCGCCGGGTTTCCTTTCCTGAGCGGTCGTAGCGCACGACGTCGATGTCGCGCATGTACTCGTCGGGGAGCTGGCCGGTGACGGCGTTGACGTCCACCTCCTTCCTGATCCAGTCCAGGGCCGCCGTGTCGGAGCCGTCCTGCAGGGTGCCCTTCTCGAGGGTGATGTCGTCGAACTTCACGCGGCCAGCCACCTTCTGGTCGAACATGGACCCCGCCGGAGCGAAGGCCACCTCCTCGAACTCCGTCTTCGGCTCCGTGCCCTTGCGGAAGAGCGCCACGTCGAAGCCGTTGACCTCGATGGCGAACTGCCAGTTCTGGTAGAGGCTCTTGGGCATGTTGCCGCTGCGCATCGGTCATCACCTCCTTCAGGTGGTCTTGAGGACCTCGGTGAAGCTGCCGCCGGTCTGGACGAGCACGAAGTTCAGCTCGACGAACTCGGCGGTCTTCGTGGGCTTGACGAACACGCGGCAGACCATCTCGTTGCGGTCGCGGTGCGCCGGGGTGTTCGTCTCCTCGTCGCACTGGACCGCGTAGTCGTAGACGCCACCGTTTTCCTTGATGGTCTGGAGGAACGGGCTGATGAGGCGGACGAGTGCCCGCCACGACTGGGCGTTGTTCGGCTCGAAGACGATGAAGCGGCTCGACTCCGCGATGGCCTCCTCCATGTACATCATCAGCCGGCGGACATTGACGCGGTCCAGGGCCGACGGCTGGGACTGGAGGGTCTTCTGGCCCCAGATATTGATGCCGGAGTCGGGGAAGCTGGCGATGACGTTGACGCCCTCGGGGTAGAGGACGTCGCGCTCGCCCCGCGAGGTCTTGTAGCCGAGGCCGAGGGCGTTGAAGATCCGCCCGCGGTCGATGCCGGCAGGTGCATACCACACGTGGGTCTTCTGGTCGCTGCGGGCGTAGCACCCACAGACGGCGCCCGACGGCGGGATGAGCTTCTTCTGCGAGGTGACCGGGTCGCTGATCTGCAGCCAGGGGTAGTAGAGCGCGGCGTAGCTGGAGTTGAAGGCGGCGTGGGTATATCCGCCCTGGCCCTTGCGGAAGTCGACGGCCTCGAGCGGCTCCAGCGAGATCGGGCACTCGCCCACGAGCATGCAGTCCTGGCGCCCCTCGCAATAGGCGATGCCGGCGTGGATCACCGGCGCGGTGGCAACCCCAGGCACGGCGACCATGTTGAGCGCGTCGATCTCATCGAAGGCGTAGAGGCCCGTGTGGTTCGCCGGGTCGCCGATGTAGTCGGCGTCGGTCAGCCCGGCCAGGCCGTCGTCGCCTCCGGAGAGGCCGGACTCCCCGAGCACCGGGCGGTCATTCGGCGCGGCCGTGGGCGAGGTCTGGTCGAGGACGGTGATGTAGTCGGACTTCTCGTTGACCTTCAGCTCGACGAAGTTGGCCGCCGCCTCGTCCATCGAAAGGTCGCGGAAGATCTCGACCACCTGGCCGCCCAGCGTGACGGTCAGGTTGAACTCGGTGGTGGGGTTCAGCGTGCCGTCGGAGACGACAACGGAGATCGCATCCCCCCACGTGCCCTCGTTCACGGCACGGACCTGGAGGGTGTCCTGGGCATCGACGCCGCCCTCGAGAGCCGTCTGCGTCACGGCACTGGCGATCCCTGTGTCCGAGGTCGCGGCCACGAGGAGCGCCGAGGCATCGGTGTCCGCGTTGACGGCCTCGACGACCTCGTCCGCCGTCGAGATGCACGTGCCCGCGCCATCGGTGGCCGCATTGACCGTGATGTCCGTGCCGGAGACGGCAACCGACAGCGGGGTATCGTTGCCGGCGATGACGATAGCGACGGTGATCGAGTTGCCGGCCGCGCCGGGCTCGACGGCCGTCCAGACGATCTCGTCCGTGCCGCTGACGCCCGTGGCCTTGCTCGCCTTGACGCCGGACCGGTCCTTGAGCGTGCGGGTCGCCTTGACGGCGGTCAGCGTGGTCTTGTCCGTGATGTCCGTGTAGTGGGCGATGCGATTCACGTAGAGGATGTTGCCGCCGTTGTCGAAGAAGGCCCGTGCGGCGTAGGCGAGGTAGCCGGCGACGGTGTAGGAGCCGTACTTGCGCACGAACTGCTCCCAGCTCGTCACGAGGCCGACCTGGTTGACGGGCCCCTTCTCGGCGACGCCGATGAAGCCCGCCGAAGAGGTGGAGAGGTGCTTCACATAGTGGCTGAAGTCCGTCTCACGCGGGAAGATCCCTGGGGAGAGGTACTCGGGCATGGGTCGTCAGCTCCTTTCCGTCTTGGGGGCGTCCGAGGCCTGGGGCTTCGGAGCCGGCTCCTTCTTGGGTTCGGCCTTCGCCGGCGGCGCAGGCTTTGGCGGCGCCGGAGTCGGAGTCTTCGCCGGTGCCGCAGCGGGCCTGACCTCGCGCAGCGCGACGAAGCCTCGCTCGGCCGCCCGACGGATCTCCGTCGACACGTCGTTGTCGTTGATCTCGGTCGTGCCCCTCGGCGGCAGGTGCACCGTCCGCTTTGAGTTGGCGAGGTGCAGCGTCAGGGGCTGGAACTTGAGGTTGCGGATCTCGACCATCGGCTGAGGCCTCCTATGAGCTTGGCGGCTCGTGGGTCCGGGTCTCCTCGAACGTCGAGCCCTGGTAGTCGAAGATGCGTGTCACGATCAGGCCGCCCGTCTCGACCTCGTCGCCGTAGACCGGGCAGTCCTCGATGCGGTACTTGCCTGACGACTGCTTGAGGTTCGTCAGGTTCACCCTGCCCAGCCCGCCCATCGGCGTCAGCTCGGTCAGGCTCAGCTTCTCTCCGTCCGGCGGGATCTCGATCTCCCGGTGGAAGGCGAAGAAGGTCACGATCTTCGCCACGACGTCGACCAGTTCGGCCTCCTTGGCCGTCGTGGCCGTGATGTCGAAGTCCAGGTGGTAGAAGCGCGGGTAGGGCCGCTCCTCGTAGGTCAGCGCGTCGGCGTTCTTGGCGATCTCCTTCGCCATCGTGCGCCGCGGCTTGTTCTCGACGAGCATGGGGCCGTGGAGCAGCACGCTGGGCACGCGCGGGATCTCGACGACGTCGTCCGGCGGCACCAGCACGGCCTGCGGCGCGATCTCCGCCTGCACCAGGCGGATGAAGGTCTCGACGGCGTCCCTAACCGAGAACACTGCGGATCGCCTCCTGGTAGTTCTTCACGATCTGGTCGCGGTACTGCTCCATCACCGGGTGCAGGAAGGGCCGCGCGGGGATGACGATGACGGCGCCGTTCGGGTGCTGGATCGTGGCGCCGAATTCCATGACCGCGCCGATGTTCACGATCTCATCACCCTCCTTGTTCCGCGTGCCCCGCAGCAGTCCCACGAACGCCTTGTCGCCCAGGATGAGCTGCGTGATCGAGGCCAGCAGGAAGCCCGTGTCGATGAGCGCCTTCGAGGACCCCTTCCTGCGGATCGTGCTCTCCGCGAGTTTCACAAAGGGCTGCCCGCCCGGCGCCTGGGCCTTGATCCCCTTCTTGATCTCGCGGACGAGCAAGAGAGCGTTCTTGACCGTCGCCTGGCGCAGCGCCCGCGCCAGCTTGGCGCCCAGGTTCGTGCCGAAGATCTGCTTGGCCTTCGCCCATTGCCCGAACCGCCTAACCGCCATGATGCTTCACCAGGTGGACGCTCTTGTGAGTCACGACGCCGAAGAGCCGCTCCTCGACGACCGTGATGATTCCAAATGTGTCCGTGCCGAGGTGTGTGGCCCCGTCGCCTTCGAAGGTCACCCGGTCGTTCGGCTCGATCTCCTGCTCCGGCAACACGGAGATGACGGCGTCGGCGCCGAGCGCTTTGAGCGTCTCGTGCGGCTTCGGCACGAACTCGTAGGCGAACTCGCCGGCGTCGACGTACTCCTGCTCGTCGGAGCCGTAGAGCCGCTCGCCCGAGGCCGGCGGGACGAAGCGATGGCCCTTCTGGCCGGCGGCGAGGATCATCTGGCGCACGTCGGCTACAGCAGCCGCCTTCTCCGCATCGCTCAGGATGGCCATGGATCAGTCCCCGTTCTCGTTCTCGCTGTCCACCTCGTAGATGGCCGGGGTCAGCGCCCCCGGCGTCAGGATGTCGTCGTCCACCGGCTGGCCCGTGAGCTTGGAGACCAGCCGCCGGTACTCGTCCCACAGCGCCTCCCAGAGGTCCTTCCAGGAGCTGGCCGCCTTGGTCTTGTCGACCCGCTTGTCGCCCGACTGGAACGAGAAGCCCGTGCTGGCCGACGTGCTCCGTCGCATGCCGGCCAGGTTCGCGTGGGCGGCCAGGAGCAGGAGCTCGAGGTGCTCCTCCTCCGGGTCCGGCGTCAGCTCCGTGTCGCTCATGGCGTAGGACGTGCCCAGGTCGATGTTGACCCGGGTCACGGCCCGCGAGAGCGCGCGCCGGCACTCGTCGTCGGAGAACACGGTCGCGTCCGGGTCGCCGATGTCGACGCGGAGCTTCCCGAGGACCTCACTGAGCTCCACCGGCATTCACCTCCTGGAGCCTCCGCTCGAGGGCGTCGAGCACGGTCTTGCGCTTCTCGGTGGCGAGCAGCGCCTCGAGCGTCTTCGGGTCGCTCTCGTCGTCGATCTGTTCGATGGCCTCGGCAGCAGAGAGGTTCTGGTACTCCGCGGGCACGTCCGGCGCCGGCTTGGGTGCCTTCGGTGCGCCGACGGGCGTGTCCTCGGTCACCTCCTCGACGAGCCCCCGCTCCAGCGCCGTCTGCGTCTGCGGGGTGACGTGGTCGATCTCGACCACCTCGCCGGGCGCGAGGGTCAGCTTCGCGTCGGCGATGACGAGCGGCCCGGGCCGCTTGCTCTTGATCTTCACGGCTGTGTCCTTTCCTCTCACGTGTCACGAATCACGCATCACGAGGTACGCATCAACCCGTGATGGTGACCTTGGCGGTGATGTCGGGCCTGGTGACGCCCTGACCGAGCTCCTGCCAGATCAGCCAGCCGGTCTTGAACTTCGTCTTGCGGTCCACGCTCTCCGTCTTGAGCGCCTCGCGGATGGGCAGCTTGCCGATCTCCTCGTCGGGCAGGACGAGGACCTCGTCCACGTCCATGGCCGAGGTCAGCAGGATGCTGCCGGTGCCGTAGTTCTTGATGACGCCCTTCTGGCGCAGCTCGGCCTTGGTCTGGGGGTCGAGGTCCCAGTCGCGGATGTCGTTGAAGCGCCGGCCCCGCATGACGATCCACTTCACCGTCAGCTCGAGGTCCTCGATGATCGAGATGGCCTCGTTCAGCGCGTCGTCGGTGAGGGTGGTGCCAGTCACCTCGACGGTGTTCGCGGCGGGCACGGCGGCCGAGATGACGGAGATGGTCCGGGCGTCGACGGTCTTGCGGATCTCGTCGGCAGCCGACTTCTGGATGTCGAGCAGGGTCCCGATGTTCCCGTGCTTGAGCACGGAGATGTCGACCATGGGCGCGCTGTGGACGCGGCTGGTCGGGAACTCGACCTCCTCGCGCCCCACCTCCTGCTCGCGGGCCTCGCCATCCTCGCTGATCCAGTAGGCCTTGAGGGTCGGCTTCTTCTGGTAGATGGGGCGCTCGCCCTTCGGGAGGGTGTGCTTCTGCAGCAGAAGCGTGGAGATCTCCTTGCGCTGGATCTCCTGCGCGATGGGCGGCGCGATGGCCGCGGCGAGGGCGCGCAGGCCCTCGGGCGTCTCGACGGCCTCGCTCATGAGCGTGGCCATCGCCTCCAGGTACTCCTGGGAGTGGACGTCGATGGTGGCTGTCTCCATTCGGTTCTGACCTCCTTCCTTTGTGGCTCAGATGAGCAGCTTGACCTTGAGGACGCCGCCGACCACGCTGATCGCCTCGGCGATGACCTGGTCGCCCGCGGCGACGCCCGCGGTCAGCACCCCGTTGGCGGAGACCTTCAGCTCGTCGCCCGCGTTGACGGTGCCCTCGTAGACGTCGGTGGTGTAGACTCCGCCGCCGCACCAGATGCCGGGCATCTTGCCGTCGGCGTAGTCCTTCCGCAGGATGCCGAAGGACCGGGCGGTGGCGTCGGTGTTGACGGCGAACAGGTCGTTGCCCCCGACCTTGACGACCTGGCCCACCGAGCCGGCGCCCGACATGTACCCGTCGCCGTAGGCCAGTCCTGGGTGGTCCGCGTTGATGAATGCCACAGGATGCTCCTTTCAGTGAGAAAGATGCTTCGCTCCGCGCCGGATCTCGCTAGACGCCGGCGCTCACGCGCTCCTCATAGGCGGCCTGGAAGCCCTTCTTGAGCCGGTCCTCGAGGGAGAGCTTCTTGTCATCGACGACCAGGGGCCGCACGCCTGCGTCGGTGCGGAGCTTGCCCTCGGCGGTCGCCCTGGCGTCGGGCTTCTTCTTGTCGGGCGGCTCGTCGTCCTCCTTCCTGGCCTTGTCGTCGTCCTCGCAGCCGCCCTTGCCCGCGGCCTTCGTCTCGGGCTCCGGCATGCGCTCGTAGGTCGCCTCCGTGGCCGCGAAGGCGTCGTCGGACAGCCCGGCGAGGCGTTCGAGCTCCGTCTCGCGCTCCTCGTCGCTGCCGAAGGAGAAGCCGCCCTTCTCCAGCTTCTTGAGGAGCTTCTCGGCGCGGGCCTTGTGCGCCGCGGCCTTCTCCCTGGCCTGGAGTTTCTCCAGCTCCTTCTGGAGCTCGGCGAGCTGAGCCTTGAGCGTCTGGTTCTCGGCCTCCAGCTCGGTGATCCGGGCGTCCTTGCCGCCGTCGGAGCCGCCTCCGCCGGGGGCCTTCTTCTTCGCGCCGTCCTGGTCCACGGCCTCGTCCTTTTCCTTGTCCTTGTCGTCTGCCATGGCCTCGGTTCCTCCTTTCGTCGGTGAGGCGTCCGCGCCGGAGCCCCCGCCGACCGCGTCGGCGACCTGGATGATCCGTGCGCTTTCGTCCGCTCCCTTCCGGTCGAGCAGCCCCAGCCCGGTGAACGTGATGCCGTGCAGGGTTTCACATACGGGCTTGCCCTTGAACTCCTTGCCCTTGAACTTCTTGAGGTGGATGCAGTACTCGGCCTTCGACTTCACCCGCTTGCCGCAGATGGAGCACTCGCCCTCCACGTAGTCGCACTCCATCGAGACCTGCCGGATGATCCCCTTCTTCATCAGCTTGTAGGCGAGGCGCGCGCTCTCGTTGTCGGCCACATAGAGCTCGCCGATGCACTCGACCCGGCCGCCCGCCTCGTCCTCGACGAACTCGCTGGCCACGATGCCGCCGACGATGTCCCGGAAGTCCTGGCTGTGCTTGAGGTCGATCTTCTTGTTGACCGCGGTCTGGTGCCGGCCCTCCAGCTCCTCGCGGGTGAAGTGGTCGCCGTTCCTGTTCGTCCCCACGTGGCAGAGGACGAAGCTGAACTCCTTGTCGCCGGACGGCATATCGCCGACGTTGATGGCCTGCGCCGACGGGGTCTCGGCATCGGCGAGGGTGAACTCGACGGGGAACGAGGTGTGAATGGGCTGCCTCGGCGCTCCCTCGCCTGCCGCGGCGGCCATGGCCTTCGGGCCCGACGCCACGAAGAGCAGTTCCTTGGCGAACTTGCCCCCGCGCTTGGCCTCGTAGGGCACGATGCCGTATTGGACGTCGATGGCGTTGACCTGGACCTTCCCCCAGCCCTGAGCGAGCATGGCCTTGATCTCGTCCAGGGTGGGGAACGCCTTGTCGCGGTAGCTGATGACGAGGGTCCCATAGCTGCGCCGTGCCGCGGCGATCAGCTCGCCGAACATCTCCTTCATCGAGGCCTTGGTGTAGCGGGTCCGCGAGCGGAAGCTCCGGCGCGTGTCATCGGAGAGCTTCTTGCCGCGCCACATCGTCATCAGGCCCTCGAGGAAGTGGAGGTCGCTCTCGTAGTCGTTCGAGCCGAACTCGGTCACATACGGCGGGTCGCAGTAGAGGACGTCGGCCTTGACCTTGGGGATCACCTCCCTGGCGTCGGCGTTGAAGGCCCGGCACTCCTGTCCGTTGTCGAACACCAGGCCGTTGATCTGACGGACGTAGCGGCGGAAGGTCCCGGTGAACTCGGAGAGGGGCATGTTGCCAAGTTGCGTGTGCTTCGCCCGCTCGTGCTCGTCGCTCAGCTTCCCGCGCATGCCCTTCTTGGACCGGGAAAACTGGCCGAACCGGGCCTTGGCCTTGCATGTATTGCCCAGCGCCGCGAGCGCGATGTCCTTCTTGTAGCCTCCGAGCTTCTGGATGTTCGCCCAGGTGTTGTCCAGCCAGGCGAGAATGGGCTTGGTGAAGTAGTAGCCGTGGAAGTGGTCCACGCAGAAGGTGCCCGCCTGAGGGTTCGGCTCGAAGAGGCCCTCGACCTCGTCGGCGGACAGGGTCTCCTTCGAGTTCTCGATGACGGCGCGGGCGAGATGGTAGGGGAAGCTGAGCAGGTCGTTGGCGTAGACCTTCAGGCCCTTGCGCTTGTAGTAGTAGGCGACGTTGCAGCCGCCGGCGAAGGCGTCGACGAGACTCCCTGCGTCCTTGGGAACATGCTTGGCGATCCACCCAATGATAAAATGCTTCGAGCCCATGAAGCCCGTGACACGAGGCACGCGGTCCTGCGCGGCGATGGCTTCGAGGAGATCCAGATCGAACGCGCCACACAGCGCGAGACCACCCTCCGCCTCCGGCTCCGCGTCGACCGACAGATCGGCATCGTCCTCAGCCTCCGCGGCAGCCGACAGCGCATCCTCGTCCGCCTCGATCTCCTTCTCGTGCTCGGCGATCCACTCCTTCGCCCGCGCCATGGTCCAGCCGTCGGGGTTCCCGCTCGTCTTCCTGACGAAGCGGTAGGACTGGACGACCATCGAGTCCGGATCGTGGCCCTCGGGGATGTGGTCCGACTTGAACTTCGCAAGGACGATGGAGACCCCTTCGACGCCCTCGAGCTTCTTGCGCCGGAAGGTGTCGGGCCGGAAGTGCTCGGCCGGCCGCACCCTGTAGCGGATCTCGCTCTTCGTCTCCTCCCAGATGGCCTGGCTGTCCAGCGCGTCGGCGCACAGAGCCTCGCCCTCAAGCTCGGCAGCCGCCTTCCGCGCCGCGGCGCGCTCGCAGATGAACAGGTGCTCCTTCGCGTGGGAGGCAGCACCGTGGACGTTGGTGATCATGTACTCGTGGTCCTTCGACTTCATGCGCGAATCGCGCCCGTGGCCGGCGATCAGCTTCTTCATCTCCCGCTCGGACGGGTACGCCCGATCGCGGTAGGAGATGATCCAGTGGCGGATGTGCTCGGCCCGGGCGAGGAAACGGTCGAAGAACGCCGCGGCGTTGGTCTTCGTGACGGTGGGGTGGTCCGACTTGAAGTTGCGGATCTTGTTGTCCGTGTCGATCTCCAGGCCGTCCCAGTAGGTCATCAGCCCTTCGATGAAGTGGTAGATCCGCTCGTAGTTCGTGGTCGAGAACTGTGTGGCATAGGGCGGGTCGAAGTACGCGAGGTCGACCTTCGCCTCGGCGACGGCCGCGAGCACATCCTTGTTCAGCGCCCGGCACGGCTGCCCGTTGTCGAAGACGAGAGCGTTGACGCGGCGCACGGTGTCGGCGAAGCGCGCCCGGAACCGCTCGGGGGTGTACTTCCGCTTGGCCGCCTCCGTCGTCGACGAGAAGTGGCCGAAGCTGCCCGTGATGCACGTCTTGCCCAGG